GTTGCAGTCATTGAAGAGAGTTGATTTGGATTATACAAATAAAACTCTTCAATCTCTGGTGGATTAAAATCAATTACATTAGAATCAGAATTAATTTTGCTTAATGCAGATCTTAAATCTTTTTGATCTTTCTTTAGTCTTCTGATATGTCTAATCTTAAGTGGATCAATATATCGTATCTCTTTGATCCCTTCTTGTGGTTTGTTTATATCAATTACTTTATGATAGAAAATTCTTCCGTCAATATACCAATTCCTAAAAATTTCATGGCACTTCTTATCGAAGTCCATAATCTCTTTGATATACTTAAATTCTTCTCTGATTTTATCTTTTAACTTATCGCTTGCTGGTAAATTTGATAAATCAATCTGCAAAGGGGAATCATCGGAATCCGAAACAATTGCTTCATTTACAACATCTTCAATAGCACTATCAACTTCTGGGTGAAGTGCCATCTCTCTGTATCTTCTTACTAAATCTCCTTCGGATTTATATACGCCCTCAATATCAACGTACTGTCCATAAAATCCACTAGACAAATAAAAATCTGATTTGTCCTCATCATTAGGAGGAACCGGAGAGACAATTCTTGAAGATTTGTCTTCCGGTTCCTCTATTTTAAATCCAAATAATCTTGGCATTATAATATATTAGAAAAACTATTTCTAGTATTTATAATATATCAGAAAGACTCCACACCAAAAATGGAAGTGGAATCTGTGCTAGCTGCATCCCACCATTGAACTTGTAGATCAACAGTAAATTCTTCAATTGCATCTGCATTATCATAAGAAAGTTCAATTGCACTTATTGCTGTTGGGAATACTCCATAAAACTTATATGCTTTAAGAACTGGGATTGTTTCACCACGTCCTGGTAGTGTTCCTCTAGTTCCATCAGCAACATCTCCTCTACCCAACTGGAATACTTTCATATTAACTTGATATGCTCCTGGAGTAATTACACCTGCAGCATCATCGTGACGATTAATAAAGTTCATCCATTTCTCAAATGCATTTCTAATTTTGAAGTTAGTGTCATTGATAACGGTTATTGTCCAAGGATCGAATGTTCTATCCCCAGCAACTTTAAGATTTCTGCCTCTAAATGGTATGTTAATTACATTAATGTTAGATGCAGGAAGGCTTGCTGCCTTTATCATGAAATTAAAATCTTCATCTGAAACAACATCCAAACCATCTGGAAATGCGATTTCGCATTCAAATAAGTTTGGTCTTGCGCCACCACCTACTAATTTTGACTTAAACTTATCTAGAGTTCTATTTGAATATTCTGGTGTGTTTGTCATTTGTGATTACCTCTAAAAATTAAACGGTTCCGACTACTTCAGAGAAGCTAACTCCAGTACGAGTAGCAACAAAATTAAGACCAATAAAATTAATCGATCTTGCTGGTTTAATGTAAATGTCTGCTCTAAATTGATTAGAATCGATCACATCAGGAGTATTATTAGTTTCATCAGCAATCACAACAAAATCAGTAATTCCTCTCTTACCTTTTACGTCACGTAAGTAAGGTTCTACAATGTTTATGAAGTTTGCTCTGGTTACTGAATCATTAAATTCAAATAGTTGTGCTCTTGCTGCTCTCTCTATTGCTTTTTCAATAGTTAAGAATAAGTTTCTAACATTAATTCTATCAAATGCTGATGTATATCCAAGTGCAGTCTTGTCACCAAAGAGAATAAATCCAGCACCTGGAGAGGAAATGATTGGATTAATTCTTCTAGTATAAAGTGCATCACGTTGTGATTGAGATGGATTGTATGCCAATTTCACCACATTGTTTAATGCACCTCTTGAACTTCCTGCTGGTGAGAACCAAGAATAAGTTTGAATTGATGTTCTTGCCATTAGACCTGCAACATCACCATTGCAAGGAATATATACAAACTTGGAATTAAATCTATCGTATGTATACTTATATCCACTATCAAAAACTGCATAGGAGCTTGATGTCAATGGTTCAAAGAATTCAATAATATTATTTGTTTGGGTTTCTGTATTTGTAACATTTACCACACCACCACGATATGGTGAAATTACTGCAACACAATCTTTTCTTCCTTCTGCAATTGCAATTAGTGCATTTGCTTTTGCTTGTGATTCATATAATGATGCTGAGGAAGGACCATTAATTAGGTAGTTTATTTCGTATTCTGCTGGATTTTGGAATACAGAATAACCACTTATAATGTCTGCATTAGTGACATTATAACCAGAACCATTTGCATTGTAATCAGTACCAGCAGATAAAGAGTATACTTTCTTTCCTACTGAGTTATAAATTTTTCCTTGTGCCTCTGTTGACCAAGCACCACTTGTTAATCCAAATGTTGTAGTACTTCCTGGTACTGCAACTAAATTTGATGCTGATCCTGAATGATCTGCACCTGAATAAATGTAATTTGACTTACCTTCAATATAACTCTTATAGTATACTGATTCTGATGGAGAAATTCTAGAATCAATTGCTTTTGATAAAGAAATGAATTTTTCCAATATATTTCCACTAGTTCCAGTAACAGAACCAGTATCATCAACAACAACTATATGAAGTTCATCATATTTTGAGCTTCTTTCTGATGCATACTGAGAAGTTCCTGGTTTTGGTGCAATGTTTTTCCAATATACTAAGGAATTTTGTGTTCCTAATGTTTGCTGATCATACCAATCAACAACAGATAAATCATCTGTATCATATGCAACTGGTGATCCACCAGAAGAAGAGAAATAATATGTATCTACAGTGGCAGTATCAAAAGAAAATGCATTAAGACCGGTAGTTGATCCTGGATTTTTATATTCTACTGGATACGATTGACCGTTTGTATCAATTCTATCTGTAACTCTAATACTTATTTGCCCTTTTCCTACTTCTGTTACTAGTCCTCTCAATAATCCCTGATAATTTACTACACTTGCTCCATCAACACTTGTTTTATTTAAAACTTGTGTTACTGCATATCCAACTTGAATTTGATATGGTGTTTGATATGTAGTTAATGTTCCAACTCTTAAAGTTGTAGTTACAATACCAGTATTTGTTGATGGAGTTGCAATTGTAATTGTTCCACCATTTGCACTACTAATATTTGTAATTAGTGTTCTTGAAACTCCATTTGCTTGATCATCAGTTTGGATCAGTGTATTTAATGTAAGTCCAGTTGTATTGATGCCAGTAATAATTGATGTTGTTACACCTATAGTTACATTGGATATAGAGAAAGCAGTTGCTAATCCAGCAATACTTGAGAACTGAGTATTAATTCCTGTGATAATTTGATCTGCTGCATTATCAATCATGCAAACCTTTAAGTTGTTTGCCCAACTTCCTGGTTCCTTTGCTGCAAAGTACCAATCAGTATCATCTGCGTAATTTGTTAGATAATCTTCTTTATTTTTAATTGTAAGATTAGTTACTGTTCCGGAAACACCTACATGTGCTGAAGTTAAACGATCTAAAGCTGCAGAATCAACTCTAACAACTCTTAAAACACCACCATATGACAAATATGATGATGCACAATACCAATACTCATTTTGTCCATCTGCGGTTTGTGGCTTTCCAAAATATTTTAACAGATCTTGTTCTGTTTCAACAAGAATTGGTTGTCCAACTGGACCTTTTTGGAATGGACCACAAAATGCACCGACTTGCTGAGCAGCTTGGGTAATGCCACCAACAGTCAAGTCAACTTCTCTCACATTTACCCCAGGGGATACTAAATTTACAGCCATCTGTTTACCTCTGAAGAAGTCTATTTTGTCTAATAATATTTATAATTTGCACTCTTTAAGTTGGGGAAATCACCAGTGAACAAATTACCAGTCTGGATATTCCCACTTATTGGATGATTTTAGTATTTTTTTTCTACTTTCTGTTATTCTTTTTATCGTACACAATTTACACTCATAAGAGTATGCGGATGGGATACTACCTCTGCCTTTACGAGTCAAGTAAAACCCATCAATTAAATCTTTAGTTTCTTTGCAGACCCTACAAGTTCTTTCAGTTAAAAATAGATATTCCCGTTCAAATTGTTCTTCTAAGTCCATTTATCTGTAATCCCACATATATGCCATATCTCCATACTCATCAAGATGCCACTGGACAATTAACCAAGATAGAATTACCAAACACATTGCTAAGTCATCATTGCAACCATCTTCTGCTTCAAATGACTGGTTGCGTTGAATAAAAGTTGTTAACTCACTAATAACATCATAGTCTTTTATTATTATCTTATCGTCTTCAATAATTGTTTTTAAGTTAGAGCATCCAACTTTTTTGACATTCTTAGACATCTTCACACCAAGTTGAGATTTCTTTCCGGAGAATCCCTGACCAACCAACTGACCGGCACGACCTCTCATCGCACACATCAAAAGATTACTATATTCCAAATCGAAATGAAGCATATTAGATACTTGCTCACCAATATCATTTACTTCAACAAGAACATAAGAGTAGTTGTATGCTCTTCCTACTTTATCAATAATTGAAGGAAATAAAATTGGTTTTATATCATTATCCCTATATTTTGCCACAAGTTTATATGGAAATGTTGTAATATCAACAACAACAAATGCAGAGTAATCTTTTCCTGTTCCTCTAGCAACGTCAACTGTCATCATATAATTATGGTCTTTCTCTGGATGCTCGTAAACATCAAGACCTTTATTTGAAGTTAATGGGTCTTCATAGACCATTGAACGAAGTTTTGATGGAGCAATTAGAGTATCAACAGAACCTAGGAATTCGCACTCAAACTCCTGAGTGAACTGACGTTCAGAAGTGTTCCTGATAGTTTCTTCTTTCCAGGCAGCATCTCTACCAGGAACAGCACTCCAGTGAACTTCCAATGGAATATAACCATTCCTACCTCTCTCAGCATCGTGCCAGAGTTTATAGAACATATTCATCCCGTTAGGGGTAGAAATAATAATAACTTTGGTTGATTTACCAGAAGAAATAGTTGGATATACAGAACTGAAGAACTGTTCTGCAATGTGATTTGGAATGAACGCAAATTCGTCCAGGAAGATGATATTAAATGAGTTCCCTCGAACAGCAGATGATGAGGTAGATGCTGCTACAATTTTACTACCATTCTCAAGTTCGAGAGAACCTTTATTCCAAGAACCAACACCTTGTTGTAAC